GACTTTGGCCCAGGAGCTACTTCAGGTGCTACACCTACAAACAGCCCAACTGGTACACCAGGCTACTACCCAGTCGGTCTTCCTTACTAATTCGAACAGAGTTAGTTGGAACTTCAGAAAAGCACCTTCGGGTGCTTTTTTGTTGACTAAAATTTATGTTTATTGATAAATAAATGCAATATTGTAGGAGATTACAGACATGGCACTTCGAGTAAACGGTGGAATTATCAGCAATCAAACGCTGACAGGCGGAATGAGGTTTTTTAAAATTACGGGTCCATTTGAATGGGCAGTTTCGGATGGGTCGGTTAACTTGCCAGTTTTCACGACCGGGGGAGCAACTCCAGTCACTAGTTATTTTGTAGTAGGGAATAATCGCCCTGTGCCAAATAGCGCAGCAGACATTGTATTGCGCGAAGTTAGCAAGAAAGCAGGTATTATTATTATCGGCTTATTGCCAGCTTCGTATGGCGATACAACAGAATTGCACATTGCACTTTCGGCATCAGCACTCGGGTGGGGATCAGATGATCCTGCATACGATGCACCTCCTGCAGACGCAGATGAAAAGCAATTGCCAGATACACCAACAGGCGCAGAAACGGAGATGCAGGCAGCAATTCAGGCATTACCGAATGCAACAGTATATATTACTGCAGGCGCACCAGATGACCCGACTCAGCCTCCCGTTTCTACAGTAGTAGTATTCGGCGGTGTCACAGTGGAAGAAGTTTCGTTCTCATTGGGAACAACTACATATTACAATTTAGCGTAATAATTACAGGAAAAGAGACAAGCGACTTCGGTCGCTTTTCTTTTGGCATAGTGTTCTTCGTTTCTTGATAAATATAAGAAATATTCGAGGAACAATAATATGCCTATTCGTACAACCGGTGGTGTGTTCGATGAACAGGTCCTAACAGGCTCACTTGCACACTATGTAGATGTCGGGATGCTTGCCGATGAAATTAACACTGACCTCGGCTCAACTGATTCCATAGAACTTGATGTAACCGAACAATGTATTTTCATTGTTAGTGATAACAATGACTGGGAACTTCAAATTGGTTCAGTGAACTAATAAAACCCTGGTAAATAGAGGATAAGGATTAAGAATGACTAAACAAATTCACGGCGCAGCGTCGTCGATGCAGAATTTAACAGCAGACCTACAATACTATGTTTGCTATGCATCGTCGCCGGGAGCTTTCACAGATCCTAATCCTAATCCACCTGCCTCACAAGAAATAATTAGATTAATGAACATACAAGTAACAGGGAATCCATTAGACGAAAGTCAGAAAAACTTCGAAGTATTATTAATGAGTATAGGCTTACGAGCAATGCCAGTAGTATTATCTGATCCGTATGCAGTTATAGAATTAGCAGATCTGACACAAGAACTTTCTGGAGAAGGGTTTGTATGGAAATTTGCAGTAGAGAGGGGTGTTCAATTCTTTAATTTTACACCATATGGGACACCCGGTCCGGTAGGATTATTAGTCGATGACCTAAATGGGGTAATTATTCCGAGTGGAGTTAGAGTAACAACTGTTTCGGGAAGTCCGACAGGATGGGCAAAAAATACAGTATTTTCAAGGATGCAATCGGTATGATACAAAATGATAAAATTATCGGTGACTTAATTTATGGAGACACCATCCAGAAGCTAGTTAAAGACAGAAATATAGGCCTATCGGAAGCACGGGAAGAGCTTTCAAAGATGTCATTCTTAGAATATCGAGCATTATCCGAAGCACCAATTGTTCCACCGTCGGGTCAAACAATAGGGCCTACATCAACAACAGGAACTTCCTCGACCTCGGATTTGTCCGGCATAAAATCCCTATGGCCAGGAAAAGGCGCACCAGTACAGATGGGAATGACAGTCGGTATGAAGGGACAAGACGGAATCGCAGTCCCGGGACAAGTATCACAGGTGGACCAGTCGGCCAATGGAGTCAAAGTTAGGAATCCAACAACGAATCAGGATGAATGGATTAACATGGACGCTTTGGAACCATTCCAAGATGCAGCTATGGGAACTGCCCAGCCAACAGAAGAGGCTAAACACATTTCCAGATTGCGGGAATTAGCAGGAATTAGAGAAAATTCAAGCGCAGGTGCAACTGGCGCCGGGGGCATAGCTATTGCTCCAACTGCATTGGGTGGAATGCAGAAAAGATCCGGCACCACAGAACAGAAAAAAGAGTATTACAGGACCGCTCCTGTAAAGACCATAATCGGGGATACTAAGCCGCAACAAGCAAGTGGCGAATTATCTGCAACATTAGCAGCTAACGGAAAAAAGACAGCCTCAAGAATCAATAACGGTCGTAAGAAAAAATAATGAACAGAAGTGACATGCTTGACAGAATAGACAGGGCAACAGATAAAGTTGCTCTGGTCGCTATTCGGCGCGGCACTATTTTACCTATTCCAGAGAAACTAATTAAAGTTGATGCAGCATATGTCCAGAAAAGTGGACATGGATTCTATAACATACTAAATTCTAGTAAGGATGTCATATACAAGGACATCTGTGTCTTTGATGTAGCTGTTATAGTTGCCCAGAAATATTCCAAAGGGCAGAGAAAAGAATTAAAGACAGTTCTTTCGCTCGAATCTTCATTTTTTAAGTATCATACTGACATGACATATTACTTAAATTGTATGAGGAAAGTAAAAGTAAAGAAAGATATGGAAAGACTATGTATTCTGGAAGATAAATTTCAAATGGCCGAAGTACATGCTAACGATTTGCGTGATAAGATTTCGTTCTTCAAAAGAGTAAAATAGTTGCCAGAATGATAAATATAAGAAATAAAACTTACAGGAACGATTTATATGCTCTTAAACGATATTGGTAAAGCACCAGATACCACCTTCAAAAGGATAAATCAGCACCTCGAAACTAATTACGGTTTTAAGATATCTGAAGATGTCAGTGATAGAGACTTAGTTGTTATAATGGAACAAATCCAGGATGAAATAACTGAATTGAAGATTAAGGGCGATGATTCAAAGGCTTCCCCGGAAATATCGAAAAGGCTGCTTGTATTAGAAGGCATGAGAAGCTTGCGAGAATTTGCGATGAGTAAATTCCAATCACCGGACTTAGACATGGTTATAGATGGGCTTACTAAGTTTGTTATAGACACGTTCAGACTGACCGGCGAAAATCCGACTCATTATGAACGTGCAGTAGAAGGTGCAATGGGTCATTATAGATCTAGCAAGTATCGTTTTGCTGACAATATCATTGAACAGCGAGTAAGATCAAAATCATTACCAGTATGTATGAATTCACAGGGTAGTGGCGCACCTGAATTAAATATGGCTGGTCCAGATGTTTTCGAAGCCGATGCAGATTGGAGTCAGATAGGAAAACGCGATGGTAGCGCACCAGCTACAGCACCTTCCTCCCCACAAGGTCTGCTGGCAATGAAAGCATTAGATGCTCCGGAACTAAGTTTAGCTCCACAAAGTGGCGATAAGGCAGTACCGATGGTAAGAGATAAAACAACAGGCAGAATGGTAGCTGATCCATTTGCAGCACAAGCAGCCAGGAAACAAGGCCAGGCATACAATGAATCAACAGAACAACAGAAGGGTGTTAAAATGAAAGAACATGCAACTTTAGTAAAAAATCTTCGTCGGCTATTAGAGACAGAAGTCAGCCAGGCAGAAGTTATGATGGCAGCAAAAGGCTTTGCTCAGGAACTCCAGGAAATGGTAGAAAAGATTGGTCGTCTACAAAACGAAGATCTTCCACCAGTAACAGATCAAATGAGGGAAACATATGGTATGGAATCTGCATCTGCATTCCAGACACAAATTTATGGCGCTCTCCAAGGTGTTATGGATTCTCTGTACACAGCAAAGAATCAAGTCGATGATGCAGTTTCAAATATGGCTGCAACTGGTCAATTCAATGCACCATCTGACATGGATCTTCCGGTGGATGGCATGGATGCTGGCATGGGTGATCCAAATGCAATGGACGCCGAAGATGATTTTGGCGGCGATGATATGGATCTAGACAACATCGACGCTGAATTGGACGCCGAAGATGATTTTGGCGGCGAAGAACCACTAGGCCGTTCAAAGAAGATGGAATCTGCAAAATTACAGAAAAGAATCCTTGAAATGAAGAAATTAGTCGAGAAGGCTAAAAAAATCAGAGAAGCAAGGTCTGCTTAATGAGAGCAAGAGAACTTTTGCAAGAGGATTACAATCAGAACTTAGAATCAGATTTAACTAATTTGCTTATAGGAGCAAAAGGTATCGGATCTCAGCAGATCGACACGCAACAACTGGTTGATCAACTATATAAAATGGGCTATGCTGTAGATGTTAACAGCATTATGTCGTTATTAAGTAATAACCCAGTTGTAATGAACGCAACACCAGAAATGATTCAATTAACTGCACCCGAAGGCTCTGCTCAGGGCGGAGCACCTGGTGTAGCCCAAGATAGTGCAGCACAAGTGTCTGACATGGCACAGAAAGCTAATAGTATAGGATAAGAAAAATGGCAGATTGTTGCACCCCTGGCTCAGGATTCCCAACTGCTTCTACAATGGAGCAGTTGGCTACGAATTTCCCTGTAGTATGGGAAGAGATCTGCATGATTCAGCAAGCCATATTGGCTGCATCGAGTCAGTGTCAAGTCGGCGGCGGTCAAATGTGTACAATTGTTGGCGGAATGACTCCGATGACTTTTGTAACAGGTGTTTCATCTGTAACAGTAGTTAATGGCGGCGCTGACTATTTTGAAGATAGTCCATCTGTATACTTTATTCCTCCGGTTGGCGTAATACCGACTGTTATTGCAACAGGCACAGTTACAACAAACGGCGGAAATATCTTAGCAATCAACATTACAGACGGTGGATCAGGATATCAGCCAGTCTCTGCAACAATGAGTGTTAGTTCTATACTCGGCGCAGGCGCCGTTCTGGAACCGCTAGTTAACGGTGCTGGAAACATTGTCAACGTAAATATTGCATCAGCAGGTACAGGATATACAATCGGCGATACTGTTACTGCTACCAGAGCAGTTCTTCCAAACATTGCATATGTTAATGCAGTGTTTCAAATTACTTCTGTAAGTATTACAGGACAAATTGTAGGTGTTGCTATTTTGAATGCAGGATCGGGATATCAAGCCAGTGTTGCAGTTGCACAGATAGTTTCTACATTAAATCCTTTATTACCATACCCACTTGGATCTGGATTTATGGGAACAGTCTTAACAGATATACCTGGAACAATCACACAGGTGATAGTTGACAATACGGGCGCCGGCTATGCTGTTTTTCCACCATATTTAGTTATATCTGACCCAGGAACCGGGGCGACGACTACTGTGACACTGGCAGGAACATCTGTTGCATCTATTGCAGTAAATGTGCAAGGAAGTCAATATACAACAGGTGCAACAGGTAATGTCCTTAATCCACCTACAGCAGCTTTACCGAATCCTCCGGCAACACCATCAGTCGTTACCATCAATACAGCAGTGAATACATTTGGTACAAATCCAAACTTGTATTGGCAAGTGTGGTCAGGTACAGCAACAAATAAACCAATTCAATTACAATTGAACTCGGTGTTGGCTTACTTTAAGGGATTAAAATATACAATCCAAATTCAAAGTAATCCAGATAATGGCAACACTGTCCAGTGGAGAATTTGCTGGTAAATCTTTGACATTGTGATACTCTTTGTGTTACAATTCGTTAATGATTACAGCAAAATACAATTACAAAAAATTAGAACGTATTGATAGCCCAGACGGACGCCAATATGTTGTCCGAGACGGTGTTTCTCTACCTAGTGTAACTACTATCTTGTCCAAGACTAAGGATATGACTGGATTGGATGAATGGCGCCGTGCAGTGGGAGATGCTAAAGCAGACCAAATTGTTACCGAAGCTGGGTTCTTAGGCACAGCTATGCATAATAATTTAGAAAATTACATTGCAGGAAAAGAAATGTCTGGGTCATTCATGGCCAAAGCCCTTGCAAAATTGATTATAAAAGAAGCGTTCCCCAGGATTACTGAAATTTGGGGATCGGAGGTAATGCTTTATACAGAAGGATTGTATGCCGGGACAACAGACTTAGTTGGCCTCCACGAAAACGTACCTGCTATCATGGATTACAAGAATAGCAGGTCCGCCAAGGAAAAAGAGTGGATCGAAGACTATTTTATGCAGTTAGCAGCCTACTCTTTGTCGCATAACGAAATGTATGGTACAGATATTAGGAAAGGGGTTGTTATGGTAGCTACAAGAGATGCCAGATATCAAGAATTTATAATCGAAGGTGATGAATTTATTAAGTACCAAGTTATGTGGTTAGAAAAAGTCGATGTTTACTATTCTTTGCCTGAAATTTCGATAAATACACCATAAGACTTAGGATTAAATCATGGCAACACCCGTAGTAGTAACAAGAATTCAGAATCGAAGAGGCACCCAGGCTCAATTTGATGGGTTGTATCCTGCAGGATACACCGGTGTTGGTGGCTTTGATCCTGGATATATAAGTATTCCACCGTTCACAATTGTGAATTTTCCAGGAGTATTAGCAGCCGGCGAGATAGCATTGTGTACAGATACAAGAAGAATGTTCATCGGTAATATAAGTGGTGAATACATAGAAATTGGCGATGTACCTGCTCAGGACAACATATTATTAAATCCACTAGTATTAGTTTTACCGCCAGCAGCAATATTCACAGTAATACCTGCATTAACTTATACTGCTACACCGTTTACTACAATCCTATATGACATCACAGATGTATTGAGCCCAGACTGGAATACAGTAGGTACTACATTTTCGAGAAATGGTCAATTAGAAATTACTGCTACTGCATATTTTGCGCCTATCCCGAATCCCCCATTTCCAGACGTAACTTCGGTTGTCTTATCAGACACAGGTACCGAAGTTAATACAGTTCTGCCCAACAGCATAACATTTAAAACTGAATACGATGGAACACAAACCTTAGTTGAAATTTCTTATATGCATGATTTTGCTGGATCTCTGACATTTAGCAGTAGTTCCATTAAGTGGTTACCATTCTAAAGTATGTTCTGGGGATCACTGCCAACCGAAGAGCGCCTCCGCTTGTGGAAAAAATTACGAACAGATATAAATTTACTTCCTAAGGAAGAAAGATTAAATGAAGTTGCGAAATTTTGTTCCACAATACCATTCGGTTCTCGATCAATCGATTACTATACTCCGGAGAATTGGCCGACACCATGGGAAATCCTGTCCCACGATTTATTTTGCACAAGCTCTATAAGCTTATTAATTTTCTATACATTAACTATGCTAGACGACCCTGAATCAGTGGAATTACACCTAGTAAATGACACAGATGGTCAGTATTTGTTACCCATAATAGATAACAAATTTATACTAAATTATGAGATCGGCAAGGTAAGTACATACTCGGAACTGAACGATGACTTTACGGTATTGCAACGGTTTTCAAAAGAAAAAATAAAACAAATAAATTAACATAGCAGGAGTGTAAATGGCAACAACAGTATTTCAGGATCCATTTTCTAGGGAAATATGGGAAACTACATACAAAGATCATAAAGATAATGATATAAACGACACATTGGGACGAATAGCAAGAGCTATTGCTTCGGTCGAAGCAACCGACGAACTGAAGGTGTTGTGGGAAAAGAGATTCTTTGAATTATTGACAAATTTTAAAGGTGTGCCAGGCGGCAGGATTATGTCAAACGCTGGTACCGAATGGTCTGGCACGACACTAATGAATTGTTTCGTCGGTCCCCGAGAAAAATATGATATCGATTCGTTGGAAGGCATTTACAGCCATTTGTTGAGTCAGTCACAAACACTAAAATCTGAAGGCGGATGGGGAGAAAACTTTTCGTATATTCGTCCTAGGGGATCATTTATTAATGGTATTGGTGTAGAAACCCCGGGTTCTGTAAAATATATGGAGCTTTTTGACAAAGCATCAGAGATTATTACAGCAGGATCTGGTAAAAAGTCTACAAATGCAAAAGCAAAAGGTAAGATTCGTAAAGGTGCCATGATGGGCGTTATGGATGTCTGGCACCCGGATATTATTGAATTTGTTACCGCAAAGCAGCAACCTGGACGTCTGACAAAGTTCAATGTGTCGGCAAACTGTACAGATGAATTTATGTCTCGCATAGTGGAAATGGACAAGCTAGAATCCGGAGATATCACCGATGCTGTTGCAGAAAAGGTAGCTAAGTTGGATAAATGGGACCTGATTTTCCCTGTAACTACTTGCAAAGAATATAAAGAGTCGTGGACAGGTGATATTAAAGCATGGCTGGCCCATGGCTATCCTGTAAAGGTGCATAACACCATCTCTGCAAAATGGTTATGGAATCTTATCATGGAATCCACGTATAATCGTGCAGAACCAGGTGTACTTTTCCTAGACCGTGCAAACTATTTTAATCCATTAAACTATGCAGAAACAATCTTTGCGACCAATCCTTGCGGAGAGCAAACACTATCGCCTGGGAACATTTGTTGCCTAGGAACTATCAACTTGACACAATTCGTCAAGTTAGACGGATCTGGATTCGATTGGGTCGCCATTAAGAAATACGTAGCGTATATGGTTCGTTTCTTAGACAATGTCAACTCTTATTCCTCGGCACCGTTGCCCGAATATATTGATTCTATGAGAAAGAAGCGTCGTATTGGCCTTGGTATTATGGGATGGGGTTCTTCATTGTTTATGCTGAAGACAAGATTTGCATCTGATGAAGCAGAAGTGATCAGGGAAAAGCTAATGAAGCTTGTCTCGAAGACTGCATACGAAACATCCATTGATTTGGCTGTAGAGAAAGGCATGTTCGAGTATTGTAAGCCAGATTGGCATTCCGAATCTGTGTTTATTAAACAATTGGGGTTGTCCGAGGAATATAAACTTAAATTGAGTACCACAGGTATTCGTAATGCATCTTTAATGAGTCAACAACCTAATGGAAATTCATCTATCCTTGCAAACGTAGTATCTGGTGGTATCGAGCCAATCTTCATGCCGGAATATGTCAGAACTGTTATTGTTTCTCAGTGTCCAGATGAAATAGCGGATGTTACTCCTAAATGGTATGAAGGCGAATGGTTTGAGACAAAACTATTTAAACTATCTAAGGAAGGCGATGACGAAATCTTAAAAGGTACTTATAAAGGTGTAACATATAAGATTGATAAGAATCGTGGACTTACTAAAGAAGTATTATGCGAGGACTATGGTGTTAGGTTCCTGAAATCACAAGATCAATGGGACCCAAATGCAGATTGGGCAGTAACTACTACCAATCTCACTGTGCATGATCACATCTCTGATTTGAAGGGATTTTCTCAATGGACAGATGCAGCATGTTCGAAGACATGCAATATTCCGTTTGATTACCCATATGAAGACTTCAAACACCTTTATCTTACAGTTTACAACACTGGTTTCATCAAAGGCTTTACAACATACAGGTCTGGTACAATGGCAACTGTGTTGTCAGGTAAGGATGAGAAGCATGCAGAAGATGCAGACGAAGAAATTATTCTGGACACAGTGGATCTCCCAGAATCTGCACCAGCTTCTATGAAGACATTGAGAGCAGAAGGCAGGAAATGGTATTTGTCGGTAGTGTGGAATGAAACCCAAACACGTCCGCATGCTTTGTTTGTTCACACAAATCACCATGAGAAGAATGTTACGACATCCGATGCTATAGAAAAACTTACCGATTTAGCAATCAGAAAAGGTATACCTCAGACGTATATTGACGAAGTGACAAGAAAGATTAACGGTAGTGATAATGCTACAAAAATTGCACGAATGGTTTCTTTAAATTTAAGACATGGTGTCCTTATTAAGAACATTGTGTCTACACTAGATTCTTTAGAAGATGTTTATATTGGTAGTTTCTTATTCCAGATTAAGAAATACTTAGCATCGTTTATTAAGGACGGAGATAAAGTGCATGGCGAAGTTTGTACAGAATGCGGTTCGTCTAATGTAGTATACGAAGAAGGATGCAAGAAATGTGTTAACTGCGGCTCCGGTAAATGTAGCTGATAGACAATATTTAACAAAACGCATATAATATAGAATAACAAACACAAGGACAAATAATGTTAAAACAAAATCACATAGATTCATTTCCGACTATTTCAGTTTTTAAGATGAATAGCGGCGAAGAATTTATTTGCAAGGTAGTAGACGATAACGTAACACACTGGATTGTCGAGAAACCATTGTCAATGGTATCAACTGATAAAGGATTACAGTTTGCACCATTTTTGATGATGGCTAACATGAATGAGAAAGTATATATTCCTAAGCCATGTATTATGGCTAAGCCGGATGCCAAGCTACAGGACCATTATGAAAGCACCATTTCTCCGATTGTTGTTCCACAGAAAAGTTCTATTGTAACTGGTCGATAATGTCATTATCTTCAATGATAGCATCGGCTACAACGCCGCTAGGTAGCATAGGATCACTATATAAACTACCTGCAACAGTAGAATTGAATGATTTTTCTACCGCGAATGGTAGTTATGATATTTTCGGTCAAGCAATGGTAATTAGTGACCCTGGATTTGATCCTTCTGCATTAACGGGGTCGATGACCACAGCAGTATCTGATATATCGACTCAACTTACTGCTAAGATTAATGAAATACCTAATCAATTGGCGTTTGTATCAAGTGCGGCAGCATTACAAATAAGAGTTACTGAGATAGATGCAATTGTATCAGGTACAGGATACCCGGACATAATTAATAAAGCCTTTCCTTCTCCAGGTGACTGTCCGACCGTGTCCATAAAGGATTCTTTTAAAACTATTACAGAAACAGGTGCAATGGTTGCAGGGAAAATAAACGCCATGGGTTCCTCACTAGACGTATCTGGAGCACTTGCTCCGATGATTACAGCTATACAGACTGCCGGTGGCCCGATTATTGCATCAGGGAAAGAATTGTTGGCATATGTCGCTAATGCCCCGGCCGCGGTTGTAACTGCAATTAAAAACTCGATTACAGCATCCCCTACAATGGTGGCATCGTTAAAAGGTTCGTTTGCATCAGCACAATCCGATGTTGGAAATCTTACTACCGACTTTTCAGCAGCGGTAGTGACAGAAGCCAACGCCGTCGCGGCAGCCTCCAACTTTGTAAAAGGGCAGGACGTTGTAAATCTTATTTCCAGTAGTAATCCATGTATCAATAATGTTATGGCAAATTCTGTGAATCCAGCACAAGTTGACGTAATAGCAGTAGAAGTTTCCAATATGAGCTTAAAGAAGGAAATAGTATTGCCTGGTCAACCCACAATAGTTGCTGTTGCTGCGAATGCAGAAGTTCCTGTAATAACTCCAGTACAAACGGCTCCTGCAGCGCAAGCGATTCCTGTACCGCCAGGCGCTATTGTTCCGTATACGTATGACGAAGTAAGCGATTTATTGTTTCCACCAGTTAAGGCACAAGAGAAAATAGTTATAAAGATTACGAACGCTGTAGCAGAATTTAGAAAAACATATGTGGAAGATTGGATAAATACGAACCAATATGAAGGGAAGAAACTTGCCGCCGGCGCTGGTGGTGCAAACACAGAAGGAACATCGACAGATCCTGCAAAAATTGCGGCCTGGAAGGATGTGTATGATGCAAGACCAGGAGGCGACATTGCAGGGCCGTTTGGTCCAGAGAATAATTATACATTACCAACACCAACTGCCCCGTATGGATATGTTCAGATCAGGGAATATGTAAATAGTACAGTCGTCCCGGTTCTCAGACAGGCTCTTTTATTACTATCTAGCATGAAATTTGAGAAAAGTGCCAGAGTATTATATGGAAAATACCCATACACATATATGATTAGTGTAGGCAGAGATGTCCTGCCAATACAACAGTATACATATTTAGATAGCGGAAAATAACACAAAGGAAACACAATGAAGCCGACAAACAAAAGCCCATACGAGATTAGACTAGACTTGCTACAATTGGCATTTAATATTCTTAAAGAGAAACAAGTAGTGTCTACTGGCAACGCCGGCGGCGATATAGCTGCCGCACCAACTTCCGAGGAAGTAATTATCGAAGCAACAAAACTGAACGAGTTTGTATCAGTCAGTAAACATAACTTTTGATCCATTGACATGCCCATATAAAGTGTATATACTGCGCTTATATGGGCACTTTTATGAACAAAATAACCAGATTAGTAAAAAAATTTAAGCATTGGATGGCATACAGCCCGCCAGGCGCGTTATCTGCCCGCGGCTGGCGATTATTCAACAGAGAATACAAGAAAAACGCACCTATTCGTTATCTCTTGAACAAGACTATAAAGAGAAAAATTATAAATCGTATTGTAAATAATATTGCGCATGTGAAGTATTGGATTATATACAGGACAACGGAAAGATCCCATGTTGTAAAAACGGAATTAAAACCCGACTATATAGAGCTTAGTAAAAGAATGCTATATGCGTCTTTTTTCTTATTAAAAGAACATGTCGAAATCGACTCCGCGTGGCATAACCATTGTGTGTCAGGCAACCTGACATTTTGTGAAAAGTACATGCCTTTTTACAACATACTTACTAAATTTAAGAATCCGGAACTAGGTGTCGCTTATTTTGAATGGGCAGCAACCCTGGATAATCCGGCATTGCCACCGCATGAACAGTCGCCTGATCAAGCAAGGTCCGCCCGAGAAGTGTTAGCACTATATACTTGGTGGACCTTGCTTAGACCAGCAAGAGAAGAAGCCACCAGGACCACTTACAGTTATCAGGGGTTTGAACTTGGTAGTTTAGATTCTAGCTTCGATGTTAATGCTCCTGATTATGTTTCATACATGGCAGCGATGGATAAGATAAATGATATGGAGGAAATATGGGAGCAGGAAGATACAGACATGCTGATTCGCCTAATCAAAATTCGAAAGAGTCTTTGGGTGTAAATTACCAGTTGCTATTTTAATGTGCGAGTGTATAATGTAGGCATCCACTGAAAGAAGAAATGGGATTTTTAGCAAATTACGTAAAAAACAACTTTGAAGGCATGTTAGTCTTCGGGGACGTCCACGGAGATTTTAAATCCTTCGTAAAAGCATATAAATTTGCTATGGACAATAACTTCTTCTTTATGTCTTTAGGTGACTTAGTTGACAGAGGCGTACAACCATATGAAGTTGTCGAAACAATGCATTATGCAATGTCTTTAGGTGCGGCCGGCTTTACAGTTGGTAACCACGACGACAAATATTCCAGATATCTGAATGGCGCTAAGGTTAGATTTTCGGTTGATGCAAAAAACACTTTATTAGCTGTCGGCGCGGAGAGAGAAGCTGAATTTTTAAGAATGTATTCGAAAGTTGTTAATCATGAAACGTTATCTGGATTTCATCATAAATTCGATGATGTAGTTTTAGTGCATGCTGCAAGTCACCCATCTTTATGGGACGGGACTGCTGAAATGAGCAAGTCTGCTAAGTCCAGATACTTAGTTGGTGAGACTAACGGCGAAGTATTTGAAGATGGGTATCCTGTTCGGCTATATAACTGGATGGACGAAGTCCCTATAGGCAAAACTTTAATGGTAGGTCATGATAAGCAGCCGATACATCAGGTGCCGATAACCGAACCGATGGTTGTTACCAATGCAAATGGTGGTAAAGTTATATTCTTAGACACAGGCTGTGGTAAGGGTGGGGTTTTAAGTGGCGCAGTTGTGTCACACGGTAAGCGTGGTTTTAAATTTGAAGAATTTAAGGAGTTTAAATGAAAGATTCGAGTATTATTAATGGTGTGCAGTGGGCCAACGGTGGTTGGCTTACTGTCACTCTGAAAAATGGTGGCGTATATGAATATGGTGCTGTTCCCGAGCAAGTATACAGAGATTTCATTGTTGCTGTTTCCCTCGGCGAATATTATTCCAAATTTATCAAGGGTAAATATGACTTTGCGAAGATGGATGATGTTCAGGACACTGGTATTCCGGAAAACCACGGAGCAGATGTTAGTGGAGCATGGCCGTTTCCGACATATCCGAAGCCTGTTGCTTATGCACCAGTGCTCACAGCAGAACAATCTACGGATCTTTTGGAATGGACCGAAGGAGAAGAAGAAGCATTCTTGGATATTGTTACCAATCAAGATAGTGGCAAAAAAGATGATTAGATTTATCAAATGGTGGTAGGTCTAATGTAGGGTGATTGACCAATAACTACCGTCGATGCTATACTAACGGCTAAATACAACGTAGAGACAGACTTCTACAAACAATAACTTAATTGGGAGCCAATTATGACAAAGAAATATAAAGTCGCCGTACTTATCGGCAGATTCGAACCATTCCATAACGGACATCTCCGGAATGTAATGCAAGCACTCGACCTTGCTGAACATGTCCATATTTTGGTTGGGAGTTCTTTCCAACCAAGCACTCCGAAGAATCCCTTCGACTATTATGAACGAAAGCAAATGATTGCTAGTTCATTGAATAGATCAATCAAGGTAATGGATTCTCTGGAATATAATTACACCATCAGTCCACTGCGCGATCACAAATACAGCAACAATAACTGGATTCGCGAAGTCCAAACACAGGTCGGATCTGAACATCCAGGTGTTGCTGATTCCGAAATTTGTATCCTTGGGTTCGATAAAGATGAATCAAGCTGGTACAATCATGCTTTCCCTGCTTGGAAGTTTATCGAACTTAAAGGATTCGTCGAACACGGATCACACCCAATTGACGCTACAAAAATCAGAGAACTTCTGTTCGAAGGACACCTAGACTTTGTAAAGGGTGCAGTTCCATCTGAAATATTTGAATGGCTAGTAGCATTCAGGACCACTAATCATTACGAAAAGATGGTCGAAGAATATTATTTCTATAAAGGCTATCATAAAGCCTGGGAATCGGCACCATTCGTTCCAGTTTTTCAGACCACTGACGCGGTCGTGGTCCAGGGAGGTCACATCCTGCTTATTCAACGAGGATTTTCCCCTGGTAAAGGACTCTGGGCTCTTCCGGGTGGGTTCATTAATCCTAAGGAATTGCTCGAAGACTGTGTTGTTCGGGAATTAATTGAAGAAACAAAAATTAAAGTACCGGAAATCGTTCTTCGTAAGGCTATAACGTACAATAAAGTATTCGACCATCCCGATCGTGATCTACGTGGGCGCACTATCACTCATGCATATCTGATTGAGTTGGACGGCGGTAACGGAGAGCTTCCGAGAGTCAAGGGGTCCGATGATGCCAAGAAGGCAAAATGGTTTACTTTGGCTGAAGTTGCAACAATGGGTGAAGTGATGTACGGCGATCATGCACATATTATCCAAACAATGGTGGCACGAGCAAAGAAATGAGCCACTACATCCGTATACCGAGAATTAATGGTCGCTTGGACCTTTGCAAATTAGGCGAGTGGCTTAATAACAACGGGCTTAGCGAAGTTGATTACGATCCAGGCGGATGGCAAGGCGACAGTATGAATAATGCAGCCGCGCATTTAAAGTTTGAAAGTGAGGACGACGCCTTAGCATTTGTACTTGCGCACGGCGGAGTCTATAGTACGGTAGTTCCAGAATTGGAACCACATGTTGAGCCAAATTGGTTAACTTAAGGAGATTAATATGCCATGCAGAAATTATTACGACGATCATCCACAACAGTATTTTACTGATATTACTGAGCCAGCACTGAAAAAGCAGATCAGTTTTGCTGAGAGTGCCCTGTGCGCTACATTAGATGCTTTTGAAAAAGTATTGCAAGATAAAACCAAGTATTATGATTTGATTGATTGTGAAGGTGCCGGCATTACAAAGAAAGAACTGATGTCGTGGCATACAAAACACAAGAAACTTGACTCCAGACACCGTCTGGAAGAAGCAGCGTCAAAGAAAGCAAGGGCTTTAGCTAAACTTACGGCAGAAGACATGGAAATCTTAGGAGTAAAATGATTTTTCTAGAATTCTCGGATATGGCGATTCGAATCGCCGGCGCACCAGCTGCATTGTGCATGATTAACATGGAAAATACAGACTACAGGGAAGAAATGCAGTTTGCGGAGAGAGCATACTTAGTCAAGGGCAATACAGTTACGGAAATAAAAAATCGTTACGGAATAAAAGATGAATATTTTATATCCGACGAAGATAAGATTGTATTAATGATGAGATCAGTGTTAATATAGAGCAAATCCCGACAGTGAGTTGGGCAATTTAACGATAAGGAGTTTATCATTATGAAATTCGCAAAAAACATTATATTGAATTCAGATTCATACAAGTTTTCTCAATATAACCAATACCCGCCAGGTACCGAGTATGTTTACTCGTATATCGAATCTCGCGGTGGAGCATACGATCAATTAGTGTTCCTTGGCCTCCAAGCATTCATCCGTGAATATCTGAAGACACCTATTACCCGCGCAATGATCGACCAAGCTGCTGATTTCATGGCAGTTCACGGTGAACCATTCAATAAAGAAGGGTGGATGCATATTCTTAATATGCACGGCGGTATTTTGCCAGTAGAAATCAAAGCAGTGGATGAAGGTTCAGTCATGCGCTTGAAAAACGTGTTGCTGACCATTGTTAATACTGATCCTAAGTGCTGGTGGTTGCCAAGCTTCTTGGAAACTGCATTGCTTCGTGCTATTTGGTATCCAACGACTGTTGCAACTAACAGTCATGAAAGTAAGCGCATTATTATGCATTATCTGGAAAAGAATGGCGATCCAAGTCTCATCGACTTCAAGTTACACGACTTTGGTGCGCGTGGTGTAAGCAGTTTCGAATCTGCCGGCCTTGGCGGTATGGCACACTTGGTAAACTTCATGGGCACCGATACTGTTTCCGGCGTATTGACCGCAATGGAATACTATGATGCAGAAATCTGTGGATTTAGTATCCCTGCAATGGAACATAGCACTGTGACGAGCTGGGGTCGTGAAAATGAAGCAGACTCTTACAGCAACATGTTGAGAACTCACGGTAAAGCAGGCGCACCTATTGCATTCGTTAGTGATAGCTATGACATCGGGCATGCTTGCGACAAAATCTGGGGTGAACAGCTAAAGCAACAAGTAATTGACTCTGGTGCAATTGTTGTTATTCGCCCAGACAGTGGCAATCCGAGTTCTGTTGTTCTTGCATGCGTTCATACACTCGATAAACGCTTTGGTAGTGTAAAGAATGCCAAAGGTTACAGGGTGTTGAACAATGTCAGGGTTATACAAGGCGACGGCATCGACCATGCGTCTATCAGATCCATCTTGTTCTGCTTGGATTTGGCCGGTTATAGTGCAGATAACGTAGCATTTGGCCAAGGCGGCGCACTCTTGCAACAAGTTAACCGTGATACCTTGCAGTTTGCAATGAAATGTAGTGCAATCGGAATCAAGGGTGCTGATGGCAAGTTGGAATGGCGTGATGTGTACAAGGATCCGATCAATGCACCTGAAAAGAAAAGTAAGCGTGGTCGATTGATGCTTGTGTTGGAAGATGACAAGTATGCCACCAAAGAACTCGAATATAAATCGGGCCAAGAGGATCTATTAATAACACGCTTCAAGAACGGTGTTAGCTATAGTGAGACAACATTTGTTCAGATTCGAGAGCGAGCTAACCTGCCTGTCCGCTAAATAAGTACATACTTATCAGGGGATTTATGGCAGATGTAAATATAGCAATTTTTGGATACGGACAAATTGGCAAAGGTGTTTATAAAATTGCTAAAGGATTAGTCAATTATCATCGGAGTGTTTGCAGTAATCTTCGCAACTATCCGATGGTGATTGATTCAGTCATTTCAACCGACGATCAAATCGAAAGCATGTGTAATATGGATCTGTCAACTTCAACAGTTGGCGAAATAACCAGAATTCTAGTTAGTTCCAAAATTACACATGTCATAAATGCTCTGCCGTTTTCTTTTAATGAGAAAATTGCCACAGCTTCCAGGAATGCAAAATGTTCTTATATTGATTTTACAGAAGACGATGTCATGGCAGATAATGTCCAGGCAATATATAAGGACAGCGGTTTAAGCTGTGCAGTAAAATGCGGACTTGCACCTGGATTTATTAACTATGTAGGGCTAGAGTTAGCCAAAAAAATATATAAACCCGAGTCATTGATGGTCAGCGTAGGTGCATTGCCTAAGATGGTGTCATTTGATCCAAATTTACCCGAATCTTCATATAATCTCTCATGGAGTATTGATGGATTAGTTAATGAATACATTAGACCATGCAGAGTTAAGGAAAACGATGTAGTATGTGAAATAGAAGCATTATCCGGGGTCGAAATTATCATTATTGATGGCATGACCTACGAAGCAGCCCACACATCGGGTGGCGTTGGAAGTCTAATCAGTGATTTACCTGGAGTCTCGAACATACATTACAAGACATTACGGTATCCGGGTCATTATAGGTATGTAAAAGATATAGTATCTAAGCATAATAAGGATTTCGATAGCGTAAAGAAAGAATTCCTTAATGCATTCCCATATAATAATCAGGATGTTATTGTTGTATATGCAAAAGCATCCGGCCGTGACGAAGATGATCGAAAGATTGTTAGAAACTATTCTGCTAAATTCTATGGTACAGATGGTTTAACAGGTATTCAGGCAACAACGGCCGGCTCGGGCGTTGCTATTTTAGAATTAATGTTAGAAAAGAAAATTAAAGGAGTGATAAATCACTCCGATATAGATTTCGATAAATTTAAAAAGACAAGATCATATAAGAAATATTATTCAGGGGAATAATCATTCTTCAAATGGTAATTTACCTCGTAATTTCTGCAACCAGGACTCTTTATCTGCGACTGGCGATTTATTCTTAGGTTTAACAGTCAATCCAGCAAAAATCTGAAATTGTCTTGGCGGCAATCCATTCTTCCTGACATAATAATCAAACGCCCACTTCAGTCCGTGGGTGTTGATTGTGTCTTTTACCATTTGATCAAATGGTAAATCTCCCGAACCCTGCATGGTTGTTTTAGGTGCCTTCGAAAGGGAATTCGCCTTCTTATCGTCTGGTGTATACCCGTGCCAAGGATCTATAGCTTCACCAACTGTATCTCTTTCTGTTGCAACTGTTAGGCCCGGCTTGTTTAATCTAACTGCATCTGTTTTGCTCTGGGTTTTGCCTTGGTATTCCAGTGGGAATAACATTGTATCGTCACCCATATCTTCCTTGCCGCCCAATGTGTAACGTCCGTTGGCAACCAAGCCGGCAGAGTTAGCTTCCGAAGCACTCATTGGTATCATAGGTAGCTTGGTAGTTGTGCCTGTTATCTTATTTTTTTGATTCCTAATATGACTTCTTTTATACCCTTCATGCTGAGTGGTCGAAACCATTAATGCTGTTCCAGCACCATATTTTTCTATTTTAGCATAAAATGTATCGCCCTCTGGCGCAAATTCTCTTGCAAAATTCACGTTAAAGTCGATGGTTACTTTGTTTGACGACGTCTGACCTTCACCACCACCCGCGTTAATCCATTCCTGAGCATCTCGTACAGCATCTTTATCTGTAGTGGCTTCTCCGGCTTTCTTAATTGTATCTGATTTGTCCATAACTTGCCAAACAGTCTTTTCTCCAGGTTTGGCAGGCGGCCGATATCTTATAAGCCACCCGTTATACGGAACATTAACTGTCTTTTTCTTAGCCACAGGTTTCTCTGCATGTTGCCTATTCAGTACTCCAGTAAACGAATTAAGATCATAAGCTTCATCCATTTCGCCACGAGAATAATAATCGGCATCGGCTTGTTTTTCCTGCCAAACATCTGCCATGATCTTCATAAATTCGATGGTTTCCGCAACGTCTCCGTTGTTATCGTCTAACATTAATGCGTATTCTTCGTCTCCATATGTTTCTACGAAAGTGTCAGCACCATTACTGTAATTATCTTCAGCCCATTTCTTCAATTCGGCAACTTTACTATCTGTATTGCTGCCTTCTTCTCTGAACTTGGATCTATCTGGGATTTGTTGGCCGGATTTTGTTGCAATTTTGCCCTGTGCTCGCCTGTTGCCCTCGACATCGCGGTTCAGCTGCGACAACGAAGCTAATCTCATCCGTTCTGGGGATTTAACCTTCTGCTGATATGCTTGTAATTTGCCTATGCTTAGTTCGTCCATACGATACTTTGATGTTACTTCGTCTAATACTTTTTCATAGCTAACATCTACAGCAGGAGCAGCACGATTGATTCCGCCCATCATTCCTTCATTTGTTGGCATTAATATCTTACCAGTATTTGTCTGCTTGTTCCATTTTGCAAAAACTTTACCATTTTCTGGCCCGTAAGTTTCTGAAGAAGAATTGCTTATAATTTCTGAATTGTCGTCATGGACAACCGAATTTATATGATCCGCATTCTTTTTCCAGTCTGCGTAATCGTCAAATGATTTTACATTGCCCGACGATTTAGCCGGAAGCACACCGTTTTTATGGACTGCACCTGGCATGTGATCGACATCCGGATAAGAACCTGGTGCAAATGTAATAGCTTCTTCCATCTCGTCATCGGCAAGTTTCTCTACAACAGTAACATTACTCACCGGAGTCTTCATTAACCTACCATCGGCAATCCTGAAGAAAACTTCATCGTATCCTGCTCGATTTTGACCTACTCTCTCGACTTTACCTTCCATCTGCATTTTAGATGTTCGAATGGTGTCACCTTTTTCGGGCATCTCCGATGATTCCGGTATCTCTGTAGCGGGAGATTCGGAAATATTCTTATTGGCAGATAATTCCATATATTCACTTTTAAAAAGTGACATGTCTTTATTAATTTGTCCAAGTTTCATAGGTTAATCCTTTCGTTTGCAGTATTTATCCATTTATTGACAATCTACTTCACAATATGTATAATGGACACAAGTTATGGACTAAATAACAGTCCTTTGACGCTATCTTAGGAATCCAATCAGGAGAGTTTAATGGTAACAACAAAACTTCTCCTCGCATATTTGATGCAAAGCATGGTCGCAATAAATCCTAATATGGATATTTCTCGCGTGGATCTGAACCAAGCTTATTGCCTTGCGGAAAACGTTTATTACGAAGCAAGAAACGAAGATATACGAGGACAATTTGCTGTGGCAGCAGTAACAATAAATAGAGCAAATGACGAAAGATTTCCAAGCACAATATGTGGTGTAGTGAAATCCAGTGCAGTATCCAGAACTAGTAAAAAGATAGTATGTGCATTTTCATGGTATTGTGAGAACAATATGAAAAATAAGGAAATTCCCATTAAGAACAAGGATGGTTCGATGAATCAACGCATCGTAGATCAATTCCAAGTAGCATCCATGGTTGCTATATCGACACTTGCAGGCGAAGTGGAGGATAATACAAAAGGGGCAACACATTTCCATAATCCATTTATTAGTTTCCCATCTTGGAGACTCGAGATGAATAAAACAATGAGAATAGGTAACCATGACTTCTACAAAGAGTAGGAACCGTCGGATGCTTATGGACACAGACCATACAGATTGGCGAAATGAATCCGGGCTAGATGTCACCTCATTTTATAAAAAGAAATTCTCATTCTTTAGAACCACATGTTCTGACGGAGAGATAGTCCTATTTAAGATTTATTATAAAAAATATAACAACTGGAATAGTTCATTCAGGGATTACAATAACGGACATGTCGATTTTGTAGAGAACATCACCGAAGCAGAATACCTAACAAGGAAGTTAGCAGATAATCTTTGACTTTTTCGCTTATATATAGTATCATAGCTATATGAAACGGAGTCAAAGGCATGCAAAATTTTTTAGATTTATTAAATGATGTTTACACCAATGGTGTAGATAAAGGCGACAGGACCGGCATCGGTTCCAGGGCAGTCTTCGGAAGATTATTGCGGTGGGACTTAAACGACGGGTTCCCGATCATTACCTCAAGGAAAGTTTCCCTGCGTATCGCGTTCGAGGAAACAATGTTCTTCCTACGAGGCGAAACTAACACAAAACTATTAGAAGAAAAGAAGATTAATATCTGGAAAGGTAATACTTCCAGAGAGTTTCTCGATAAAGTCGGGCTATCTCACTTACCGGAAGGTAATATGGGTAAAGGGTACGGGTTCCAGTGGAGACATTGGCAGACACCGCAATGGGATTCTGCAGCTTCTGCAAAAACTGGTGACATGGTTTATCGAGTCAAGGAGACTGATCAAGTTGCTGACCTGTTGACCGGTATTAAGAAAGACCCGACTGGCCGTCGACACGTTATAACAGGCTGGAATCCTGGGCAACTTCATGAGATGGCCTTACCACCATGCCATATGTTGCATCTTTATTCTGTGGAGAGTGACTTCACAACGGGCGACGGAAAACTTCACACCGGATTTGTAATGAGAAGCAATGATGTCCCGTTTGGTTTACCCTATAATATCATGTCTTACGCATTACTGAACATGATTTTCGCAAAACATTTAGAGATGATTCCCGGTGACCTTGTATACATGGGATGGGACGTTCATATCTATCAGAATCAAATGGATATGGTAAAGGAACAATTAACACGGGCACCTAAAGAATTGCCAAAACTTAAGATAAACAAGGATTTATCCAAATTTGATGATATTCTTAACTTGCAATGGGAAGACATTGAGCTAATCGGGTATGATCCGCATCCTGACATTGCAAACAAACCGGGGATGGCGACATGATTATTATTGATGACGAGACAAGGAAGAAAATTAATGCCCTCGACAAACTGTTAGGTTGTTATACGTCGGATGAATTGCAGGAGAGCATGAATGGCGACTTGGTAGCTGCAAAATTGAAGGGTATAAACAACAATTCGCAGCTACTTAGTACAGTAGTATCGGAATTAGACGCTAAACAACTTGCAGTTGCCCAATTGCAATCAGATATGATAACCATGAAGGCGGATTTTGCTATGTTATTGAAAATATTGAATCAAACGACGCTTGCTTACACTACAGATTTTCATAACCTAAAACAAAAGCACAACGTTTATTAAACGATAAATACTTTTGTAACAAAAAGGTTACAAATTCAAAAATAATATCCGTTTAAGGAAGGATTCATATGTCATACAATAAAACAAAAACAGACGCCGAACTCGGCAAACAAGTTCACGCACATTTAGTAAAATGCGGAGTAGAAACACCGCAAGTAAATAATACAATCACATTGCAAAATGGTGTTAAGGTACAAGTCGACGATTTAGACCGTAAAGATAAGATTGCAGAAATAGAACGTCACATGACAGAGGTAATGAAGACATTAGGATTAGATTTATCCGATGATAGTTTGATGGAAACACCTAAACGTGTTGCTAAAATGTACGTCAACGAAATCTTCTGGGGACTCGACTACGAAGCATTTCCAAAATGTACAACAGTCGATAATAAGATGAAATATGACGAGATGGTTGTAGAGAAGAATATCAATGTACAATCGAATTGCGAACATCACCTTGTTATCATCGACGGCGTGGCAACAGTAGGTTATATTCCTAGTCAACAAGTATTAGGATTAAGTAAGATTAACCGCATTGTGGAATACTTTAGCAAACGTCCACAGATCCAAGAAAGACTAACAGAACAAATTTATCACGCACTGCAATTTATCCTGAAAACTGACAATATTGGCGTGGTAATCCATGCCCAGCATTACTGTGTTAAGAGTCGCGGTGTCGAAGATGTTGGTTCCAGCACAATCACAAGCAAACTAGGTGGTTGTTTCAAGAATGAACCACAGGTAAGAGCTGAATTCATGAGACTTGTGACCATTAATAAGGGATAGTATGAAACATCCAGATCCAAAGTTACATTTATACATCAGTTTGGTAAAAAGTGGATTAAGAATTGCCGCCGGTGTAGCATTAATGTCAGGAATATTCGTAACAGCAGGTATATTAATTATCTTAGCTGAAATCGGCGGAGTTGTTGAAGAATTGGTATAAATAGATAAAGGAATAATATGTCAGACGTTAAATATTTCCCAGTTAGTTATAAATGGACATCGACAAAAGAATATATTGATGCATTTCCGTGTGCTTATCGTCAATGGAAGGCCGATTCTCATTGTAACATGAATCACGGATATAGTTTCTCAATGAAGTTTTATTTCGGCGGCAATGATTTAGATGTCAGAAACTGGATGGCAGATTACGGCGGACTTAAGGAACTTAAACAAATTCTCGAATCACAATTCGACCACACTACATTAGTTGCACAGGATGATCCAGAGCTAGAGTTCTATAAGGAAATGGAACGTCGCAAGTTGGCAAAACTTACTGTTCTGCCTGCATTAGGTTGTGAAGCATTATCCGATATGCTTTACAAATATGTAAATGGAATATTTATTCCCGATATGTGGGGTCAAGCCGAATCTGCACGTCTGTGGTGCTATAGAGTCGAGGTGCGCGAGACACAATCGAATATGGCTTTCAGAGAAGGACATCGCGAGTGGGACGAAGATTTACTTGCGTAGTCTGAAGAATATATCTAAGATAAATATTAGATGATATTTGCATTTCTCACTTTATTAGCAGCATTAGGGCTTGCAGCAGTCGCTGGTTGGTTTTCTATTATAGGCATTATGGCGATTTATGCCGGCGCGCCACTTCACGCATTAGTAGCAGGAATAGTTATTGAATGTGGTAAGATAGTTACAGTTAGTTGG